CCCGCAAGCTCTGCGCCGTCGATCCGGAAGCTACCTATGAGACGCCTGCCACCCATTACATGATGCAGGACATGAGCGCGACCGACGCTGACGTGCTGCTCTGGGCGGACATGAAGGCAGGCAACCTGCCCGATACAGTCGCATGGGGAGAGGAAGGCATCATATCCGAACAGGACGCCATTGCCGCCTGTGCCGCGATGAACCTCTACTCCGCTGCGCAGGACTTCAAACTGCCTTGGGAATGGTGCGCGGACGTGCTGGCATCGGTCGATCTTCAGTTCGTGCCTGACGAGCCGATCTGATTAATTTATAAGGATATAAAATATGCCAAATCTTTCACTTGCTGATAAAATTGTAGATGCATCAAAGACAGGTTCTATTGTTCCAGAACTAACTGCATTGGATGCTATTACAGATGGCGGTACTATTGCTGTTGGAACCACAGCCGCAAATATTACAAATGCTTCAGTTGCCCATGCATTAAATGCTACATTTTCTGATACAGAAGTCGAAGCTGCTCTAAATGCATTAGGCACTAAAATCAATTCAATCTTGACAGCTCTTAAAGCTTTTAAAATTGTAGCGTCATCTTAAGGAATAATAAATGAGTGCAACAAATGCTTTCGAAACTGATCTTTTGGAGCTAATCTTCAATGGAACTACTATTACTAATATTGCTGATAATGCGGCATCCAGTCCTGCTACTAATTTGTATGTCTCACTTCATACATCTGATCCAGGAGAAGGTGGGAGTCAAGATACAAACGAAACAACGTATACCTCCTATGCCCGTGTGGCTGTAGCAAGAACTTCAGGTGGTTGGACCGTTAGTGGTAACAACGCATCTAATACTTCTATAATTACTTTTCCTACTTGTACAGGAGGTTCTGCTACTCTTACTCATTTTGGAATTGGCTTAGCATCTTCATCTACAGGAACCCTTTTATTTAAAGGTGCATTAAGTAGTTCTCTTGCTGTTTCCAATAATATTACTCCAGCAATTGCTGCTGGCGATCTTGATATAGATGTAGATTAAGGATAATTAAATGCCTACAGGACAAGAAGAATGGACTTCAGCAGGTTCTTATAGTTTTGTAGTTCCTACTGGAGTTACAAGTATCTGTGCTGTTGCTATTGGTCCCGGAGGTAATGGAAGATCAAGTGCTACTGGTGCTGGTGGTGGTGGAGGTGCATTAGTTTATGCAAATAGTATCTCTGTTACACCTAGTGAAACATTAACTATTGTTGTTACGGCTGGAGGTAGTCAAACTGCAACTGAAATTAGACGCAGTGGGACCCCTATCCTTAGTGCTGACTATGGTAGAAATGGTACATCCACGTCTTCTGCTAGTGGTGGTTTAGCTGCCAACTGTATTGGTGGTACTGCTGCATTCAATGGTGGTAATGGAAGTGCTTCTGGTGTTAATGGAGGCGGAGGCGGAGGTGCTGGTGGCTATGCTGGAGCAGGTGGTAATGGAACTTCAGATGGTGCTGGAGCTAATGGTTCTGGTGGTTCCGGAGGTGGTGGTTCTGGTAATAGTGGTTTCGGTGGAGGTTCCGGTGGGGGTGGTGTCGGATTAAAAGGACAAGGTTCTAATGGGACTGGTTCTGCTAATCGTGGTAGCGCTGCAACTGGAGGCTCTGGCGGAACTAGTGGTGGAACTTCTACTAATGATAATGGTGGAGCAGGCGGCTCTTATGGTGCTGGTGGTGGTGGCTGTAGGGGTAGTAATTCAGGTGGTGCAGGTGGTCCCGGTGGTATTCGTATTATTTGGGGTACTGGAAGAGCATATCCTTCTACAAATACTGGGGATTTTATCTCTGGTGAAAGTAGTATAAGTTTTACTGCTGCTTCTATAATCACTGGTCAACTTCGTACGTCTGGCACTTCTACTTTAACTTTTAGTACTAATTCAACCATAAAAGCTACTGGAATTTTATCAGGTTCTACTAACTTAGTATTTACTCCTGTAAGTCTTCTTAAAGGTAGTGCTTTACTTTCTGGTAATACCTCTTTAGTATTTACTAATAATGTTCATCTGATTGGTCAATATTTTCTTTCTGGTTCAACTAGTTTTAATTTTACTACTGATGGTGTTCTTGAAGGACTAGGTCTACTTTCTGGTAATACTACTTTAGAATTTATTTTAAATGCAAACGCATCAGCCTATAATTATATATCTGGAAGTACTTCTTTAATCTTTTCTCCTGTTTTACGTCTTGAATATTTTAATGCAATTTATACAGAAGAAGACCCCGGATATGTTAATACTTATGAAGAAACTGATAATAACTATCTACCTATTTACGATACAACTAATTCAGGTTATCTTATAATCTATGGAGAAACCGATGAAGTTACTGATGAGGATAATCAATGACAAGTTATATTAACTTAACTAATAGACTTCTTCGTAGGATTAATGAAGTAGAAATTCCTGAAGATCAATTTACTTCTGTAAGAGGATTACAAGCTGCTGCTAAAGATGCTATCCTAGATACTATTAGACAAATAAATAACAAGAAAAATAATTGGATTTTTAATGCAGTAGAACATACTCAAGTATTAACTCAGGGACAGGAAGAATATCCTTGGCCTTTGAGATTTACTAATGTTGATTGGACTTCATACCAGATACAAAAAGATGATACTTTAGGTATTTTAGATAAACATCTTATCCCCATTACAAGAGAAGAGTGGTATAGAAGATACAGAGATTATGATTATGATGTAGGAGTAGAAGGAAGAAGTATTCCTATTAATGTGTTTCCTACTCATGGTCAAGGTTGGGGATTAACTCCGTCTCCTGATAAAGCTTATACAGTTAAATACAGATATTTTAAAAGTCCAGAAGATGTTGTTGAAGCTACTGATCTTGTAACAATCCCTGATAGATTTGATTATGTAATTATTGCTGGTGGATTATATCATCTTAACTTATTTAAGGATAATGCTGAAAGTACTCAAATTTCTAAACAACATTTTAATGAAGGGCTGACTGATATGGTCAGAAAGGCAGTATCTTGGCCTGTTGAAGCTATAGATACAAGATTTAGGAGTACATGGTCTTATGACGGATAAGATTGTTTCTCAAAGAGTTATCTGTCAAGGTGGATTAAACACTAATCAAAACTATCTTGAACTTTCTACACTAGCTCCCGGCTATGCTACTATGTTAGTTAATTATGAGAGTTCTCTCACTGGTGGTTATCGTAGAATAAATGGATTTGCTCCATATGATGCAGATTTTCCTGAAGTAACTTCAGATGATGATCCTGCTGAAGGTCCAGTATTAGGTGTATTCGGTTATAAAGACAATGGAACTTTTACTGTATTTGCTTGTAGGAAAATTGTTGCAAGCCCTGAATACAAAATATATAAATATACTGGAGCAGGATGGGATGCTGTAACTACAGGGACTACTCAAAGCTCTACTGGTGTTGTTAGAGTTAGAGCAGAAACTTTTAATACTCAAACAGAAAGTGTTATTATCTTTGTTGATGGTGTAAACAATGCATTAGCATTTAATGGAACTAATTGGTATGAACTTAAAAGTTCTAATTCAGGTGGTTCTGGCTCTCCCGGTGGGGATCAAGTTCTTGATGCACCTGCTCTTGTGGGTATATTTAAAGGACATGTATTCTTTGCTGGTGATCCTAGTTTCCCCTCTGTTGTAGCATTTAGTAATCCTGAAGATAATGGTGGTTATCTAACTTGGACTTCTGCTTTAGGTGGTGGTCAAATGAATACTTCTTTTGAAGTTCAACAGATAAAACCATTCAGAGATGAAATGTATCTCTTTGGATTTAATAATATCAAAAAAGCTGTTCCAGATGCTGCTAGTGGTTTTATCCTTCAAGATGTTACTACTAACATGGGGTGTATCGCTAGAGACTCAGTATTTGAATTAGCAGGTAATCTTGTTTTTCTATCCTCTGATGGATTAAGAATTGTTGCTGGTACTGCTAGAATAGGTGATGTTGAGCTTGCTAGTATTTCACAGAATATTCAAAGCACTTTTGCTGATATTCAAGCTAATTATAACTTAGAAGATTTAAAATCTGTAGTAATCAGAGATAAAACACAGTTTAGATTATTCATTGGTGATGCTCAGTTTGATGTATCCGAAAGTTATGGTATCATTGGTGCTTTAAGAATTAGAGATTCTGTGATGTGGGAGTTCGGAGAACTTAGGGGTATTAGGGCTTCCTGTTGTTGGTCAGGTTATAATACTACTTCAGAAATTATTCTTCATGGTGATTTTGATGGGTGTGTTTATCAACAAGAAGTTGGTAATTCCTTTAATGGAGAAAACATCAAAGCTATATTCAGAACTCCGTATCTAGATCAAGGTGATACTGAAGTACGTAAGACTATGAGAACTGTAAATACTTTTATCAAAGCTACAGGTTCTTTTGATTTAACTCTTGGTCTTAAATTTGATTGGGATAATCTCTATAAAATTAATCCGACGAATTATAATGAGACATCTTCAGGTAATACAGTTACTTATGATGCTGGATTTAAATATGATCAAGGTCATAAATATGGCTCTGTAACTCAACCTATTATCAGAACTAATGTAGAGGGTACAGGATTTTCAACTCAAGCTACTTATGTTTCAGAAGGTATTTTTGCACCTTATACTATTCAGGGTTATGTTCTTGAATTTTCTATTAATGGGAGAAATTAATGAGCACAGCTTTAGGTATTGCTGAAGGAGGCACTTCTCAAAAAACAGTTCCAGGTGTACTTAAAGTATTTGGTATTGTCCCCGGTGAAGATATTCAAGAATGGGATGCTGGACTAGATGCTATTGCTGCATTTAATACTAATGGTTTTCTTGTTCAAACTTCTGAAAATAATTTTGCAGGAAGAACTTTAACTGGAACTGCTAATGAAATAACTGTTACTAATGGTAGTGGTGTCTCTGGTAATCCAGTGTTTTCTTTACCTAGTAGTTTAACTTTTACAGGGAAGACTGTAACAGGTGGTACTTTTAGTTCTATGGCTGCTCTTTCTGTTTCTGGATTAGCTAATTTTTCTGGTTTAGTAACTATGTTAGACGGTGCTGTTATCAGAAATGGAACAGTAAATACTCAAACATTTGTTGAAAACTATGGCTATGATACAGATCAAATTATCTGGAGAGTTGCTCTAGAAGCTAATAACTCTTATACTTTGTATTCATATAATGTAACTACTGGTGCTTTTGTTGCTACAGCAATGAATTTAACTCAATCAGGAACTATGTCTCTTGGTGATGCACTACAAGTTACAAATAATATAAACACTAATGGGGTTTATAGTAAAGGAAGTGTTCAGGTTGTAGGAGCAAGAAACACTGGTTGGGCAGCAGATACTGGTACAGCTACAAAAACTTCTTCTGCTACATATACTGCTCCGACTATAAGTAACCCTCCTACTCAAGCAGAAGTACAAGCAATAGCAAATGCTCTTCAAGCAGCCACTCGATCAATTAAAGCTCTAAAAGACGCTCTAATTGGCCATGGACTTATTGGAACCTAAGGGAGAACTTTATGGCAGGATATACTAGACAATCCGCTGCGGATATTGTCACGGATGCAGACATTCTTGCTGCTCCTTTAAATGCAGAATTTAATCAAATACAAGCAGCTTTTCATGCTACCACAGGTCATAATCATGAGGGTGGTACAGGTAATGGGCCTAAATTAAACATCAATGATGCAACTACAGGTACTCTTAGTGCTTCTAGAGGTGGTACAGGGGTAACTAGTTTAAGTGCTCTTAAAACTGCATTACAACTTGATAGTGCATCTAGCCCTCAATTTACTACTATTGAACTTGGTCATGCTACTGATACTACTCTTTCTCGCTCAAGTGCAGGGAAGTTAGCTGTAGAAGGTCAGATAGTTTTGATGGTCCCTGATATTGGGGTGTCTATTCAAGCTTATGATGTTAATTTAACTACTTGGCAAGGGAAAACTGCCCCTAGTGGCACTGTTGTAGGTAATACTGATACTCAAACCTTAACTAATAAAAGAATTACCCCCAGAGTAACTTCAGAAGCTTCTTCTGCTACACCTACAGTTAACTCTGATAATAGTGATATTCATAGAATTACTGCTCTTGCTACTGCAATTACAAATGCAAGTACAAACCTAACTGGTACCCCTACTCATGGCCAGAAATTAATTTATGAAATAACTGGTACTGCAACTAGAGCTATATCTTGGGGAACAAGCTTTGAAGCTTCAGGTAATGTACCACTTCCTACTACTACTTCTGGCACTGTAATGCTTATGGTAGGTTTTTCTTGGAATTCGGCTACTTCGAAGTGGCGTTGTGTTGGAGTAGCATAATGTCAATTTTATTTAAATCAGCAAGTAGTATTTTATCAAATACTATAAGCATACCTACTCATGAAGAAAATGATTTTATTTTAGCTGTAGCTTTTGGTAATTCTAGTACCCCTTCATTACCATCTGGTCAAAATTGGACACTTCGTTCTTCTGGATCAGGATTTTTAACCTCTTATGCAATATTTTGGAAATTTGCCCAAAATTCTTCAGAGTTATTTGGGACTTCAAATAATGCAGATGGTATTCTTGTGAACGTATATAGGGGTATTGATCCTATAGTGCCATTAGGCGCAGGTAGTTCTGTATATAACCCTTTGTTTGGATCTAGTAATTGGGAAGTCACAGAAATTAATTTACAAGTTACTGATAATAGTTCTTGGGTTTTTGGTTTTGCTTATACTGAAAGTGGATCACCTACTTTAAACCCAGTATCAGGGACTATTGATAGAACAGTGGGAACAAGAATTATATCTGTAGATACAGATAGTGGTGTTAGTTCATGGAATACTCAAACTAGTAATTTAGGAAGTTCTTTCTCTGTATTAAGTGGGTCAATAGAACTTAGAGAACAAAAATATACTAATTTAGGTATGTTAACATTAATGTAAGGAGATAAAATGGATAAAAAGAAATTTTATGATAATATCAGAAGTACATTTACCCTTACAGCAACTAATGTAAAAGGTTTTGATTATGTTTTAGATCAAGCAGGGAAACTAAATATTCCTCTTCACTATCTTGCATATATCTTAGCAACTACATTCCATGAAACTGCTCATACAATGCAACCTGTAACTGAGTATGGCTCTCAAGCTTATCTTAAAAGTAAGAAATATTGGCCCTATATTGGTAGGGGATATGTCCAGTTAACATGGGAAGTTAATTATAAGAAAGCAACTGATTATTTTAACAAGATTCTTGGAATTAAAGTTGATTTCGTTAAAAATCCCGATCTTGTCAAGAAACCTGAATATGCAATTATTATCTTATTCGTAGGTATGCAAGAAGGGTGGTTTACTGGTAAATCTCTTAAAGATTATATTGATGATATTGATGAAGATGATAAAGAAGATTTAAGAGAATTTACTAATGCAAGACGTATTATAAACGGTACTGATAAGCAAGTAATGATAGGTCAATATGCGATTGTATTCGAGAAAGCTCTTAAAGCTGCCGGATATACTCTAGAAGCCACAGAGAAGCCCGTAGAGAAGCTTCCTGATGATCCGGGTACTCAGATGCCATCTAAGTCTAAAACCTCTGTATGGTCATTTATATTCGATTTAATAGCATCTATATTTGGAGCAAAGAAATGATAAGATGGTTAGCACAATATAATAAAGCTTTTGTTCCATTAATAATGGCTGGTATTTATTTCTTGAACGCTCATTATGGAATAGAAATCCCTTTAGATGAAACTCAAGTCATGATAATCTTTGGTGTGATAACATCTTTTATTACTTGGCTTGTTCCTAATAAGCCTATGGAGAAATAGATGTTTAAATTTATTCTCTCTTTACTGTCTGGTCCTTTAACTCAAGTTTCTAATGATCTTCGAAAAGCTTATGAAGCAAAACTTAATGCTCAGAATGATTCCGAAAGGATAGCAGCCGAAGAGAGAATAAGTCTTCTTGAAGCTAGAAAATCAATTATTTTAGCAGCGCAGTCTGATCCTTTTGAAAGATTTATCAGAATAGCTTTTGCTACGCCATTTATTCTTTATCTTTGGAAATTACTTCTATGGGATAAAGTACTTGAATGGGGCATAACTGATGATTTATCTCAGAACCTTTGGAATATCTTCTTTATTATTCTTGGTGGATACTTCATAGATTCAATAATTAAGAAGAGGTCTAAATGACAGAAGACGAATTTATTACAGTAAA